GGGGGAGAATCTCCGTTTAAGGATGATGAGGGCAATTCAATTACCATACCAACTAAAACAGAAGAAGATACTATAGATGCAGAGCTAGAAGCTATACAAGGAGAAAAAGAAGAAAGAAAGAGATACATAAAAAATTTACAGAAAGATATAAGAGCAAATCCACAATCAGCTGATAATCTTAAAAAACAAATTGAAAAAGATCCTGAGTACAAAAAGTATAAAGAAGATATGAAAAAAGCTGCTGGTAAGGGTAAAGCAAAAAAACCAGATAATCCTGAAGAGTATGCTAGATTAAAAAAGGAATATGATGAATGGCGTTTAAATAAGTGGAGAGGTTGGCAATCTCTATTAAAAAAGAATTGATATGAAAACACAACTACTATGCACATTCACCCAAAAAGATAAGCTAGAAGATATTCTAGGTCTTATCATCATATGTAATGATATACTCTACGAAAAGGTATATGTGTTTCAAAATGGTAAGGACAGAGACCAGCTAATCTGCACGTACAATGTAGAGTATGATGCTGATAATCATCCTGATGATATTCCAAATACCATCTCATTACATAGAAAGAAACAAAGTAATACACTCTACACAATCAATGCACTCAACGAGGTAATCAGAGAACTCAATGGTGGTGTGTTAGATAAGAGATTTCCTATCCCGTGGGAAGAATATCAGAATAGTTTATTGCTCACCAACGATACAGGATTGAATAAAATACCAACTAGAATACACAGTATAGTAGACATAAAAGATTATCAAGAAAACTAAAATATAATTGTATTTCATTAAATCATGTGATATATATTATTGTTACAGAAAGTAACAACCAAATAAATAATAAATAATAAAATAAGGAGATTAACAAATGGATATTAATTCTATTCGCAGTAGGCTTAACCAGCTACAAACCACAAACAATCGAACTTCAAATCTTTGGAAACCACAACCTGGTAAACAGGTTATTCGTGTTTTGCCATATAAGCATAATAAGGATAATCCGTTCATTGAGTTGTTCTTCCATTTTGGTTTGAATAACAAAACCTATCTTTCACCAATAACATTTGGTCGTCCTGATCCAATCGAAGAGTTTGCACAAAAACTTAAAACGAGTGGGAACAGAGAAGAGTATCAGATGGCTCGTAAATTGGAAGCTAAAATGAGAACTTTTGCTCCTGTTATCGTTCGTGGTGAAGAGACGCAAGGTGTTCGGTTTTGGGGTTTTGGTAAAACAGTCTATCAAGAATTACTTTCCGTTATAGCAGATCCAGACTATGGTGATATTACCGATCCAGTAAGTGGTCGTGACATATCAGTAGAGTTTATTACTGCTGAGGAAAGTGGTGCTTCTTTTCCTAAGACGGCTATTCGAGTTAAACCTAATCAGACACCTATTGTGGAAGATAAGGCAAAGCTAGAAAGTCTTTTAGAGAATCAAAAAGACATAACCGAATTGTACCAAGAACTCTCATACGAAGAACTAACAGAAGTGCTTAACCAATGGTTAAACCCTGAAAGTGAAGGTACTGAGGAAACAAAAGAAACTGCACCTAAATCTGTAGTTGCTGCTGAGTCAGCAAAGGTTGAAGATGCCAGTGCTGCTTTCGATGAGTTGTTCAATAAGTAAATAAAGTGTAGTGGGTGTTGAAGCCAACACTAATAAAACCGAGTGTGTGTCAAAGCCGGACACACCCACTATCTAATTAGGAGATTATATGTCAGTTAAAGATGACTTAGCTGGAGTTCTCGCCGACTCCTTAAATAAAAAATTCAAAGATTATAAGGTTGCATATTTCTTAGATGGCGCACAAAAGACACCAACAGATATAAGTGAGTTTATCTCTACAGGTTCAACAATGTTAGACTTAGCAATTTCAAATCGCCCTAATGGTGGTATTGCGGTTGGTAGGATTACAGAGTTAAATGGATTGGAAAGTAGTGGTAAATCATTAGTTGGTGCTCATCTACTTGCAGAAACTCAAAAGAAAGGTGGTGTCGCTGTTTACATAGATACTGAAACTGCCGTAAGTGAAGAGTTCTTAGGTGTTATAGGTGTTGATATGAATCAAATGTTATATCTACATTTAGAAACTATAGAAGATATCTTTGAGGCTATTGAAGAAATAGTAACTAAAGTAAGAGAATCAGATAAAGATAGATTAGTAACCATCTTAGTAGATTCATTAGCTGCTGCTACCACAAAGGTTGAGTTAAATGCAGACTTCGATAAGGATGGTTGGGCTACTTCAAAGGCTATCATTATATCAAAGGCTATGAGAAAGATTACTCAAATGGTTGGTAGACAAAGAGTAGCTTTGGTATTTACAAATCAGTTAAGAGTAAAGTTAGGTGCTATGTTTGGTGATCCTTATACCACATCAGGTGGTAAGGCTCTTCCATTTCATGCATCAACTCGTGTAAGATTAAAGAACAAAGGTCAGATAAAAGATGCTAAGAAGAATGTTATTGGTATGACTATTCTGGCGCAGGTAATCAAAAATCGTTTGGGTCCTCCGCTCAGAAAAGCAGAGTTTCCACTCTACTTTGAAAGTGGTGTAGATGATGAAGGTAGTTGGTTACAAGTTCTTAAAGACCACAACTTAGTCAAAGTTGGTGGTGCTTGGTATACTATGAAAGACCATAATGATAAAGAGATTAAGTTCCAATCTAAGGAATGGTCTACTCTTTTAGAAGATGAAGACTTCAAATCTTATTGTTATCAGATGATTTGTGATAAGGTTATCTTAAAGTATACTAAAGCTGATTTAGGTATTGATGATGTAGAGATTACAGAAGAGGTGTTAGGTGACTAATGCTAGATACCTTTCGATACTTGAAGAAATAAAAAATAAAGGTGGTAAGTTAGACTCAGAAGAACCTGATGATAAGGTACTGATTATAGATGGGCTAAATACATTCATAAGATGTTTCAGCGCTATACCAACTCTCAATGATGACGGAGCTCATGTTGGGGGAATAGTTGGTTTTCTTAGGTCAGTTGGATACGCTATAAGGACTATTAGACCTACCCGAACTGTCATAGTATTTGATGGTAAAGGTGGGTCTAACCGCCGAAAGAAATTATTTCCAGAGTATAAGGCTGGTAGGAATATGTCGGAAAGACTTAATCGTTCCTATGATTTCAATGATAAAGAAGATGAACATCAATCTATGAAGATGCAATTGACGAGAGTTATAGATTATTTAGATTATCTACCTGTCACTACGATAACGATTGAGGGTATAGAAGCAGATGATACGATGGCTTATCTTACCAAACAGGTTATGAAAACATCTAAGATAGTTTTAATGTCTACGGACAAAGACTTTCTTCAATTAGTAAATTCAAGAGTTTCAGTTTGGTCTCCTACAAAGAAGAAGATGTACGATCCTCCTAAAGTTTTAGAAGACTATGGGATACCCTCACATAACTTTGCTGTCTATAGATCTATAGATGGTGATAAGTCTGATAACATTGGTGGTGTTCGTGGTTGGGGATTGAAAACTATTCAAAAAAAGATACCACTTTTACTCGAAGATAAGATACTTAATATAGATGACATTATTGCCGAAGACGAGAAACTTAAAGAGAGTGAAGAGTTACTGAAAAGAAACTATAGATTGATGCAATTGGATGAGGTAGATATAAGTACTTCAGCTAAAACTAAAATCTTAGATAAAATAAGAGAACCTATCAATGGGTTAAATAAAATACAATTCCAAAAAAGATTTATTGAGGATAGACTATTTGCATCACTACCAAATATGGATAGTTGGTTGGTTCAATGCTTTGCTAAACTCAATCAAATGGCTGAGAAATCAAATGGGAAGAAAACGTAAATACACATCAGAGCAACAAAAAAAAGAAGCACAACGTAAGTGGTCTATGGAATACTACCAAAGAAATAGAGCAGTTCTTCAAGCTAAAGCTAGAGAACGCTACCGTAGAAAAAAACAAATGGAAATAAGAGAAATACAAAGAAGAGAACTATATGGCGAGTGAGAATTTTAATCAGTTCGGTCCGACATTTCAATCAAAGGTAATCTCATCCTTATTATCGGATAATAAGTTTATACAAACAATCAATGATATATTAGAACCATCATACTTTGACTCAGATGCCAACAAATGGTTGACTACAGAGATAGCTAAATACTTTATGGAGTTTAGAAAAGCTCCTACATTAGAAGTTATAAAGATAAAAATAACTCAGATGGATGATGATGTTCTTAAAGTATCTATCATTGAGAATCTTAAAGAAGCTTGGAGAAACATAGAGGCTACTGATTTAGAGTTTGTAAAGCAGGAGACTTTGGGTTTCTGTAAGAATCAGGTTATCAAAGAATCTATTATGGAATCTGTTAATCTATTAGAACAGAAGAAGTACGATGAAATAAAAGTTTTAATTGATGCCGCTATGAAAGCTGGTAGTGAAAGAGACTTAGGTCATGATTACATTATTTCATTAGAAGAAAGACTCACATCTGCTGTAAGAAATACATCACCTACACCTTGGGATTCAATTACTAATGTTATGGATGGTGGATTGGCTGGTGGTGAGTTGGGTGTGTTGGTTGCGGCTGCTGGTGTTGGTAAGACTTGGTGTCTACAATCTCTGGCTGCTCACTTAGTAAGGCAGGGTAAAACTGTAGTTCATTATACTTTGGAGTTGAATGAGGCTTATGTTGGTTTAAGATATGATACAGTATTTAGTGGCATTACAACTTCTAACATTAAGTTTCATCAAGAAGAAGTTCAAAAGGTTATAGATGGATTAAAGGGTAAGTTGATTATCAAATACTATCCTACTCGTTCTGCTTCAGTAAATACATTGGCTGCTCATCTTAAACAGATGGAGATACAGGAAATCAAACCTGATGTGGTTATTGTAGATTATGCTGATATCTTAAAACCTACTGCATTCTATAAAGAGAAGAGGCATGCAACAGGTGAGACTTATGAAAATCTTCGTGGTATGGCTGGTGAGTTTGACCTTCCAATATGGACTGCTTCTCAGGCAAATCGTAGTTCATTAGAAGAAGATATAATTGATGCTAGTAAGGTTTCTGAAGATTACTCTAAGGTAATGACTGCTGACTTTGTTATGTCTGTAAGTCGTAAAGTAGAAGATAAGATTGCAAATACAGGCAGAGTTCATGTAATCAAAAACAGATTTGGTATTGATGGGATAACGTTTCCTGCAGAAATAAATACAAATACAGGTCACATACAAGTGTATGAGGCTTCAACGCAGGGTGGAAAATCCGCACAAGGTAAGATGGATAATTCAGAAGAATATCTAAGACAAACTTTATCTAAAAAATATAAAGATATGGGTGGATTTGAGTAAATAAGAATTGGTATATACTATATTTAATAGTGTGGGAAAAATAAAAAGAAAATTAATTAGGAGTTATGATGGAAAAGTTTACGTTATCAGAAAATTTTATAAACAAATTTAAAAGAAAAAAACCACCATTCGGATTTAACGGATTAGGTGAGCTAGTTTATATGAGAACCTATTCAAGAATTAAGAAAGATGGAAAGAACGAAAGATGGTGGGAGACAGTACAAAGAGTCGTAGAGGGAACATACTCTATGCAAAAGAATCACATTGATTCACATCAATTAGGGTGGAATCCGTGGCAAGCTCAAAAGTCAGCGCAAGATATGTACGAGCGCATTTTCAATATGAAGTTTTTGCCACCTGGCCGAGGTCTTTGGGCTATGGGAACAGCCATAACCGAAGACAAAGGTTTATACGCCGCCCTTAACAATTGTGCATTTGTATCAACATCAACAATCAAAGAAGATATGGCAAAACCATTTTGTTTTTTAATGGATGCTAGTATGTTGGGCGTTGGTGTAGGGTTCGATTGCAAAGGTGCTGGAGAGATAGTTGTTAAAGGTATAGATAAGTCACGTGATGAGGCTAAATTTGAAGTGCCCGATACTCGTGAGGGTTGGGTTGAATCGTTAAAGGTTCTTTTAGAATCTTACTTTCAGGGAACTGCTCCTATAGAATTTGACTATACAAAGGTAAGGCCTGCTGGTGCACCAATCGCAGGATTTGGTGGAGTCAGTAGTGGTCATGAACCTCTCTTAGAAGTGCACGAAGATATTAGAAAAATATTAGAAAAGAATAAAAATGAACCAATAACAACAACAACAATTGTAGATATAATGAATCTTATCGGTAAGTGTGTTGTAGCTGGCAATGTTCGTAGAACTGCTGAAATTGTATTCGGTGAGCCAGATGATGAAGAATATTTAGATTTAAAAAACTATGAAGTTAACCCACATAGGGAGCAATATGGATGGACAAGTAATAATAGTATTTATGCCGAGCTTGGGATGGATTATACTGATGTGTGTAAAAGGATTGTGGACAATGGTGAGCCTGGTTTTGCTTGGTTAGAAAATATGAAAAAGTATTCTCGTATGAAGAATGGTGGGGATAATAAAGACCATAGAGTTATGGGTGGTAATCCTTGTTTAGAACAATCATTAGAGTCATATGAGTTATGTTGTTTAGTAGAGACATTTCCAGATAACCACGATTCATTAGAAGATTATCAGAGAACTTTAAAGTATGCTTATCTGTATGCTAAAACAGTCACATTAGGAAGAACACATTGGCCTGAGACTAATAGAGTTATGTTAAGAAACAGACGAATTGGTTGTTCAGTTAGTGGTGTTGCTCAGTTCATTACTAAAAATGGTATGGAAGAATTAAGAACTTGGTTGGAGACAGGATATGATACTATTCAAAAATGGGATAATCAATATAGTGATTGGTTTGCTGTTCCAAAGTCAATTAAGACTACATCAGTTAAACCTTCAGGCACCGTTTCATTATTGGTTGGCGCTACTCCAGGTATGCATTATCCAGAGTCGAGGTTCTATATAAGAAGAATGAGATTATCAATGCATTCTGAGTTAATAGAACCACTAAAGAAAGCTAACTACCCATTAGAACCTGCATTTGGTTCAGAGGATACGACAATGGTTGTTGAAGTTCCAGTAGATGTAGGTGAGGGAATTAGAACTGTAAGTGAACTATCAATATGGGAACAATTCAGCTTAGCTGCTTTCCTACAAAGACATTGGGCTGATAATCAGGTAAGTTGTACTGCTACTTTCAATCCGAAAACAGAGTCTGACCAACTACCACACGTTTTAAATTACTTTCAATATAAACTAAAGGGTATATCTCTTTTACCGAGACATGATTATGGTGCTTATAAACAAATGCCATATGAAGCTATCACAGAAAAAGAATATAATAAGATGGTAGGTAAGTTAGGTAAGTTATCTTTCGGTGTAATCAAAAATGAAGAGGCTGATGTAGATAAGTTCTGCAACAACGATAGTTGTGAAATCCCACCTTTAACAGGTGACAACGATGATCAGGACTACGCAAATTAAAATTTACAAAAACAAGCGGATAGGCAGACGACACACCTATACAAAAATGTGTCTTAACCAAAAACAAAGAGGAGACGTTTTATGAATAAACGTAATCTATTATCTTGGTTACTGATAGCTTTCACTCCGATTTTCCTTATGGGTAAGTCGGTAGTAGGAGTTGTTAGTGATGGAGATAAACCTTTGGTTGGAGCAAATGTAGTCATTGAGGGAACAAACTTAGGAACAGTATCAGGTATTGATGGTGTTTATGAAGTTGATGTGCCTTTAGGTGACCACAATGTAGTTGCTTCATTCATAGGGTATTCATCTGTAACTGAATCAGTTACGGTGGATTCGACAAGTAACGTGGTAGTTGATTTTACATTAGTAATTGATGCTATTGCGATGTCAGATGTTGAGGTACTAGCCTCAAGAGCTGATGAAACAACACCTGTTGCTTATACTAATATTAGTAAAGAAGAAATGGAAGTTCGTCTTGGT